TGTACCTCTAATAATCGGCTTGTGATTCGTTGCCATCCATATTTTAAATTGTGGAAAATAATCAAATTCATCGCCATAGAGAAAACGTGCTGTAACCTTATCTCCACCAGTCATCTGCTTTACTAAACCTTCATCAAATCGCATGCCATCGTTAGGCTCTGTAGTAGTGACTAATCTCGCTCCATCTAGCCGGGCAACGTCGCTATTCGCTGACCCTTGCTGCGGCTTAACCATCAACGTTTGAGGCTGAATATTCGTTGTATAATTGCCCAACATTTCGGTAATAATATCAAGAAACACTGATTTACCGTTACGTCCATTACCATGCAGAATAAACATCATTTGTTCTTCTGTTGATCCAGATAAGGAATATCCTACAGCTCGCTGCATATAATCAATTAAAGGCTTGTTTCCGTCGAATATCTGATAAAGAAAATCTATCCATTGTGGGCAATCAATTTTATCCGTATATTCGATGGAAGATATTTTTGTAAAAAACTTACTTTTATCATGTTCGTGTAACTGACCTGTGGTTAAATCCAGGTAGCCGTTTTGTACGTTTAATAAATGTTTGTCCTTATCAAACTCATCTGGTTGGATAGGAAGTAAATGCTGACTTTCTTTCAGCATATTTGTTTTACCGTTGCTCCCTCTGGAATATTTAATGTGTTTTCTGAGGTTTTTCTGTGCTTCCTCCTCATCCACATCATCAGAAACAAAAACCGGTTCTTGCTTCATTTTTTCTAAGATTTCGTCAACAAGTGATTTAACTTTACCTTCTTGATCCAGTGACCACGTTTTGCCATTATAGAAATACCAATTCTTGCGAACGTAACTGTAACGAACTGCATCATTGAAATTATCAGTAAATCGTTCCGCATTCCCTGTATCATCGTAGGAATAATATTTTTTCTTGACTTCTTTCGTGCTGTCTTCAAGTACATATAAATTAAAATCGTCGTTGTTCTGCTGTGGATTAAATACGTTAGAACACTCTTGAATAGCTTTATTCAACGTAAGTTCTCCATACGTTGACCCGCTCTGCTTTCTCTCCCACTTCTCGCGATAGAGGGATGATTGACGGAAAATAGTATCCATTTTTTCATAATCACAAGCTGTCCAAAATGCTAAATCATTTGCAAAAGCCATATCAGCCTCGGACTGGCTATCATAAAATTGTTCCCAGCCACCACTTAAAAATAATTTGAATCGCATGCCATTTTTACTGTTTTCTGCAATTCTGACAATCTCTGATTCTGATAAATTATTACCTTGATTATTTAATACTGCAGGTGTCTTTATAGGCTCATTACTGGCAATATATTTATTGTGGAGGTAATTAATTTTTCCGTAATCAGTGTCATCAATTATGTGATTATAGCCACCAATGGCATTGCCGGTTACTGTAAAGAAACGACCCGAACTGTAAAACTCCTTATTGCCTTTCCTGCTTCCATTAGGCGGCAGTTCGCCTTTTAAAATAATGTGGATACCATTCCCGCTAGGTGATATTTCTGCATAACTACCAAGCATATCCACAAATTCAGAGACGATATTATCTCCATTACCAGATTGATAGCTTTTTATATCCTCTTGGATATTATCAATATCAATACCGATATATGGTTCTTTAAAATAAAACCCTATCCCGTCACAATTAAATTTATTGATGGAATCAAGGGCGGTTTGAAAACTCGCCCATGTAGATTCATCATTACTTTTTCCTAAATCGCCTGTATTCGCATCTATAGGAATTTTTGTTGTCTTACCGTTTCTCTGCTGCAGTTTATAACCGCACCAGTGGTGTAGTTCTTTTAGTTCGTGCGGTATTTTGCTGTAAATGGCAGACACCTCCTTTCGTTGTCATCACGCTTTATTAGAACGGTAACGAATCATCATCGATTTGAGGTGTGCCATTAAACGGATCGTTACTAGATTGACTATTATTACTGTTATTACTCTCTTTCCATTGATGATTAACCTGAGGGAATGCCGTTTGCTTCCACTGCTTTACATTAAGATTTTCATAGGTTTTACCGTTATACTCCGACGTTTCATTTTCAACGTAAACTTGCAGCGGTTTCCCCCGATAATCTTCCAGCAACTCTTCAAACGTATTGTAAGTTTTTCCGGACTGTAAATTAGCAGCTTTACCGATTGTATTAAACATCATCATGTTATAAGTTCCGGTTGCTTTCGCTTTAAATACACGCTCCCAAATTTTTTGATTTTTATGCGGTTGATCCAGATCATTTCTGATAGTCATTTGAAAATTAGTAAATTCTGCGCCACCTTTTGTTGCGTCTTCTGCTGCATGGTCAATAACAACCTCGTAAACGCCGTCCTCGATTTTTGAAAATCCTTCAAATGTGTTGTTGAAATCTAAATTAAATCCCATTATTTATCATCCTTTTCTTTTTTAATTTATTTAACAAAACCTCTTGCCTTCGCCTGTATCCAACTCCAGCCTGTTTTATATCCCATGTTTCTTCCATACGCTTGTAATTCTTCTAAACTTCTGCAATCTTCCGGTGAACGAAAATCCAGTACAATCTTTTCAGCTTCTTCCTTTTTCTTGCGCTTAATTTCCTTTAGCTCAATCTCCTTGATGTTTTCTAATTCTTGCTTTACCAACTCAACTTCATGTCCACAATGAGGGCATATATTGATACCTGCTTCAAATACTCCAAAACAGTTTAAACATTGTTTTATTTTTAATGTTCCATCCTCTTGGAATCGTTTAGGTTTTTCATATTTATCACCTAAACTCCACTCTCGCTCATCATCCGGAAGGCCGTGACGTTCATAATTATTTACATGGTCCAGAATGATGGCTGTTTTACCCTCTCGAAAACGTAATGCTCTGCATGCTTGTTGAATGTATAAAGCTGTGGAATCAGTAGGCCTTAATAAGATGCAGCAGTCCACATCTGGCATATCAAATCCAACTGATATTAAATCAACGTTACATAAAACAGTTATTTCACCTTCTCGAAAGTCTTTAATAATCTGTTTTCGTTCTTTCTTTGGTGTGTCTCCGTCGAAATGAATTGCATTAATACCCTGTTCTTGAAATTCCTTAGCCATCATTTCACTGTGATTAATTGTGGAACAATAACAAATCGTTTGTTTGCCATTCGCATAATTTTTATAGTGCTTAATCACATCGCCAAACACCGCTTTCGTAGATAATATTTCTTCTGCTTGTCCTTTATCAAAGTCCCCTCTCTTCTTTTTCAGAGCAGAGAGGTCAGCTACCGATGGAGCGTAATACTTATAGGGTGCTAGATGGTTTTTCTTGATTAAACTGCCAATGCTTTCACCCTCGACTAAATCGTCGTATATATCACCTAATGGCTTTCCATCCAACCTTGTTGGCGTTGCGGTTAGTCCAGCTAACTTAGCACCTGGAAAAGCATCTATTATCTTTCTCCATGTTTTGGCTGCTGAAAAGTGACATTCATCAAATATAATAAAATCTGGTTTAGGGTATTTTGATAGATTCCTAGAAACGGTACCAACCATTGCGATATGAATTGTTTTTCTTTCGATATTGAATCTGTCGAATGTGTCTACAGTTTGTTGCAACAATTCAGTCCTATGAACCAGAAACCATACCGTATTGCCCTTCTCTTGCGATTGTTGAGCCATGTAAGCGAATAGAACTGTTTTACCACCGCCACAACCAAGAACGACACATGGTGCTCTACTACCATTTAAATACGATTTCCTAACATCATTAATTAATTCTTGCTGGTAATCTCTAAGCCGAATGATCCTCATCACCAACCTTGAATATATCCTCTTGAAGTGCGTGCTCCCGATTATCCAATTGATTTTTACAGTACGTTCCGTTACTTTCTGATAAAATAAACCCTCTCACATCTGTTTCTGGATTTTTAACTAACCTTGCCACAACTGGGATAATACCCATTACATGATTAACTACTTTCTCTCTAATATCCGGTAAAAATTGATTAAATAATTGCCCGCTTTCTAACTGCACTTGTCTTGTTGCCTCCCATGATGTATAAACAATATTTGCGTCCAAA